TGTGCGTCGGGGTTGGCGGGCGGAGCGGGTCGTGCTCGTGGTCGAACCATGGGCGTTTGCGTTGTCCGGACAGCGTCCAGACCGCCTGTTCGGCTCCGTCGGGCGCGTAGACGGCGTTCTGCAACGCCATCCACGAGTGGCTCGTATGGTCTTTGAGGATTTCGCGGGTCAACGCCCAGGCGAGTCCCCAATCGACTCGTGGACGTTGGCCTTCAACCCATTCCCGGAAGCGTACGGGCCTGTATATCTGCCCGTACGCTCGGATCCAGTCGTAGGCTAGTGCCGCGCGATTGTTGTTCCAGAGGTGGGCGAGGTAAACGCTTTTGGGTCCAGTCCGGATTCCTCGGCCCACGCCTTGATGGTCGCGGTGAGGTAGGCCATCGGACGTTTGGTCTTGCGCAGCACGTTCCAGAAGTTCGGCTGCATCGCCTGGAAGTAGGCGAGGAACGTGCTCACGCAGGCCGTGGTTTCCTCGTCGGACAATGCGGGCTTGCTTTTGATCAGGAGGATGGCCTGGACGAGTTCGATGGGCAGTTCCGCGTTGTTGAGGTTCGGCAGGTCGAGTTTGACGCCGGCGACCTCGAGGTGCACGTCGGGTTTGAGCTCTTCCGCTTCGGTCAGGTCTACGTCCACGACATGGTATTCTTTGTCGCTCATGTTGGCTCCGTTCTAATGGTTGGCGGTTGAATGGGTGTCCCGTGCGGCCGACCGCCATCGGCCGCACGGGAAGAATCAATGGGTCACTTGGCGTCTTCAGTGACGAGGCCCCACGCGTGGAACTGTTCGCCGTTAGTGCCCTTGAGCATCTTGAACGTCATGCTGAAATTCATGATCTCGCTGGATTTCAGGCTCACGTCGTCACGGTCGCTCACCTTCGCGTTGGTGCCGTACAGGAGGAACGGACGGTCCTGCTGGTCGAGCGCGACCAATACGAGGATCCACTCCTTCTTCAATCCGGCGCCCTTGATGCTGATGCCGCCGTCCGAATCGACGTCCACGTCGAAGTAGGCCGACACCACATCCTTGCGGCCCTCCATCGCGGCGAGCTGCAGGGTCCAGTAGCCCGGATCCGTGTCGGACAGCACGATGTCGCCGTTGTGCGCCTTGTAGTCGGTGCTGTCGCCCGGCTCCGGATGCAGGACGGCGCCGTCCTCCGTGGAGTAGCCGATCGGCTTCTTGCTTGCCGGCGGGGTCCAGGCCACTCCGGTCGGAGCCACGAACGTGCTGTCGCCCTTTGGAAACAGGAACAGCGCGTAGTTCTTGATCAGACGCACGTTGCCGGCGGTATTGCCGCTGGACACGTACCCGTAGTCGGTCGCGCCCTGCGCGGCGACGGTGGTTTTTTCGTTGTTGTCAGACATTCGTCTGCACCTTTCCGTTCTTCGCGTGTGGCGGCACGTTGTCTTTGGTTGTGTTTCAGTTGACGGTGACCTCGAGCAGGAGCACGCCGTACGCGCACACCAGCCTCTTGTCCTCGTCAGTCATGCGTACCGGCCCGGATTCGAGTGACGCGTCGATGAGCGGCGCGACGGTTCCAAGCCCGATGATCTCCCTCGCGATGTCGGCCCACAGGCGTGCGGCCTTGTCCCAGTCGCCCGTATGGTCCTCTCTCATGCAGCGCACGCTCAGCCGCAGCCGCACGTACTGCGAGATTGGGGTGCTCATGCCTTGCATGGAGTCGGCCAGCGTGGCTTCGGTGAAGGGAGGTTCGAGGTCGCTTCGTTCGATGGTGTCGAACGTCACGTCCGGGAACAGTGTCCTCAGTTTGGGCAGGAGCAGGGGTTCCGTGCGCCGGGGAGTGACCGGGATGCTCATACGCGCATCCTTCCGAGCGTGTCCTCCAACGTGCCGTGCGCCTTCTCCACCGGTGCCGGGCAGATGATCGCCACGCCGCTACGGTTCTTGCCGTCATGGTCGCGGACCATGCAACGGTCATCCTCTACGGCGGCCTCGGCCGCGTCCCTCATGCGCGAGCGCAATGTCTCGTTTTTGAGGACCTGTTGGCTGAACGCCTTGCGGTTGAATACGAATCTGCATCGTTTGGCCATGCTTATCCTTCCCGTTCGCCCACGGTGATGACGTCGCCTATGTGGCGTCCGTGGAGGTTGTTCCACACTTGCGGTTTTCCTTTGACGGGCAGGAGGATGCCTCTGACTTTGATCAGGTCGGTGGCTTGGATGCCTGTCGGCTGGCTACCGCGGATGTGGATCGTGTATTCGATGGTCTGCGGGCTGGCGTTCTCCTCGGTCTGGTCGGTGGTGGAGGTTGGCGCGACCATCGCCTGGAACGTGCCGACGCGGGCGGGTTTGCCCTGGATGGGGTTGCCGTCCGTGTCGGTGGTGGACTGGCCGCGCCACACTTCGATGGTTTCCACTAGGACGTCTCCCCCGTTGCCATGTCGACGCTGAACGCGCGCTGAGCGTTGATGCCAAGGATGCGTTTCTCGTCGTCGCGCAGCCAGAGATCGCCGGTGGGCGCTCCGAAACTGTATTGTTCGCTGAAGCTGCCGGTGGTCTGGTTCATCTGCGTGATGCCGCCGGGAATGTCGTACGGGTCGGCCTGCATGATTCTGCGGACGATGTCGCAGGTGATCTTCGTCAACAGTCGCGGCCGTTCGTCGAGGAGCCGCCGCCAGATGGGCGAGCGTTCCTTGATGTAGTCGGTCACGTCCGCGAGATGCGTGTCGGCTTTCTGACGTTCCTCGTCGGTGAGCTTGTGCCACCTCCGTTCGAGATCGTCGGAGGTGGCGAACATGTCCGGTTCGTCCGTCATGGTCACTTCTTGTCCGGCAGCTTGATCACCCCGGAGGCCGCGAGGCCGGTGATAGTGTCATCGAACTGTTTCGCCAAAGTATTGAAAGCCGTGACGAGCTTGTCGAATTCATCCTTGGTCGGAGCGGCTGCGGCGGCCTTGACGATGTTGCCGTCAACGTTGCCAATCGTCTGTTTGGGCGCGAACTGCTTGATGCCGCCGAGGGTGTCCTTGCCGGCCTCCGGCAGTTCGTAGGCACCGGAACCGGCGGAGAAGGCGGTGCCGTCAGTGTTGACAAGCCGCACCTGCGCGTCCAACGGGCCGACAGTGTGCTTTTCCTCGCCTGCGGGGTTGATCACAAGCGTCTGGATGGGAAAACTCATAGTTCACCTCACTTGGTTTTGAGCACGGCGAACGCGTGCGGGTCGATGACGGCGAACGCGTACATCGCCTCGGTGCGGTATGCGATCTGGTTGTGGGCCTTCAGGTCCACGCCGGTCTGGTCCGGATCGCCGTAGGCGATAATCTCGCTGGTCAGGTCGCGGACCATGCCCCACTTGATGAGGCTGAAGTCTCCCATGAACGCGAGCACCTTCGTCGGGGTCGAGGCCAGTCGCCCGTTGACGGTGCCGGAGGTCGCGGCGGTGATGCCGTCCAAGCTGCCGGCCTGCAGGTTCAGCGGGATCTCCGGATAAAAGCGCATGCCGGTGGAGGGCACGCGCAGCTTGCGCAGACGGGACGCCCACGTCTTGGACAATGCCACGCCGTTGATGTCGTAGGAGTCGTTCAGCGCGTCGGCCAAGGCATCCACGTTGCTGATGTCGTCATCGCCGGCGGTCACCTGCACGGCGGACGTGCTCAACGGGTTGAATCCGGAAAGCGCGGTGCCAGCCTTCGGGTTGATCGCATGGTAGATCACGTAGTCGAGCGCACGACCCAAAGCGGCTGCCTGATCCGCTTGGATGCTGCGGATGATCTGCAGCTGGTTGTCCTCGTCCGCCCACTGGAGTTCGCTGGTGACGCGGGTGGTGGTCTGCACTTTGAAGCGTTTCGCCACGACGGAATCCACGGTCTGCTCGTAACTGTTCTTGACCGCGCCCTCGGCCACGACCTCGGCTTCGCTCTTGCCGTCGAACACGAGGTAGTCGGCGTCGGAGAAGATCTGCGGCGTGCTGGGGCTCAGGGACGCGATGGTGCTGGTGTCCTTGGCCTTGTTCACGATTTCGGTGGCCACGCTCACGGGGAGCTTGATCTGGTCTGTTTTCATCGCCATGATGGCTTGTCCTTTCGGTCGGTTGGGTTATCTGCCGAGGAGCTGGTGGATGTACGAGAGCTCTTCGGCGTCCTTGCTGTTGTTCTGATGTGACGGAGAGCCCGTCTGGTTCCTCACCTGCGGCGGCTTGGATGCCGGATGCAGTGCCGCTTGCAGGAGGTCCGCGTGCGCTTCGAGCTCGTCCTTGGTGCTTCCGCGGAGCAGTTCGGCCGGGACGCCCTTGTCTTTGGCGACTTCGGACACCCATTCGGCGTGCTGCTTCTCGGCAGCGGCATCGTCGATCTGCTTGCGCAGGGCGGCGTTCGATTCCTTGAGCTTGTCGAGCTCGCTCTTGCCCGCGTTCTCCATCTCGTCGAGTCTCATGGCCTTGGATTTGAGCTCGTCGTAGTCCTTGTACTTGCCGCGCTCCTTGGCCAGTCTTCTCTCGACGATCTGGTCGACCTGCTCCTGGGTGAACGATTTCGGTTCGGGCTCGTTGCCTTCACCGGAACCGCCTTCGCCGGAACCGCCGTCGATGAGACGGATACGGGCCGGGAATCGGAATCTGTTGAACATGTCGTGCTCCTTCTTGCTGTTTCCCGTGGATTCGAGTTCGACCGCGCCACGGTGCGCTGTATGGTCCTCCCACGCGATGCGGCGCATGGTCGCCGCCGGCCGGAGGGCCGGTTGAGTGGTGGATGCGGGATTCGCACCCGCGTGGCAAAATGCGCCCGATTTACAGTCGGGTCCGTTCGTCTGCTCCGGCAATCCACCAAAAGGTGATAGAATGGATATGTAAGCGCCCTTGTTACCGCCCTTTTTGGTAGTTTCAGCGGCGCTTACTTGATTCTCAGCAACTGTCCTTTTTTGTTCAGGATGTATACGATCCCATTCTTGAAACGATGACTTTTCATGATGTTTCCGATGAGTTCCTCATCGCTCATGTTGTCGTTTTCGGAATTGTCGATGATCAGCCGTCTGCAATCCGGCTTTTTTGACGCGCTGCCCATATATCCGTCGATAGTGCGGAATTTGTCTGCTGATTGAGGCGTCTTGAGCTCGATGCCGCCTTCCAAATCAGACAAGCCGATCAGGAGCATACGCCCAGTGTCTGGATCCTTCGCTTCACGATGGTCGATCTGAAAGGCCGGGACGATTCCATGTCTGCGCAGTCTCTGGGCCGTTCGTATCTCCTGCGGTCTTGCCTTCTCGGTTTCCTCACGCATCCCATCACTTGGGAAGCTGATCAGTGGCTCTGCGCCGCTGTGGAGCCATTCTCGGTCGCGCCAGCGCATCTCGGCGAGTATCTGGTTGCGTTTCCAGTTGCCGAACTTCTGGTCCGGCGAACTGCGGGTTCTCAGGTATTCGTCGTGGGTAAGACGATGCTCGATGGCCGTCTTGCATTGTTCCCAGCGTTCACTCATGCCGTCGGGGTCGAAGCCTTTGAGCTTCTGCCTTCCCCAGCTGCTGATGACATCACAGTGACAGTGGCCATTGTGGAAGGTGGGGCCGAAGTCGGCCGTCTCTTCACTGAGGTATTCGAAGCCACGGGTGGCGAGCATGACGCAGAACGCGCATGGATCGCTGCCTCGTGGCACGCGCGCCCATTTTGGTTTTGTGGGGTCGGCATGCATGTCACGCATGGTCATAAGCCTGGCGGATGTGCTGACCATGTCACCAATGAGCTGCTGCCAGTCATCGATGGTCTTCAACTCCGGCCACAGACTGTCCACGCTCAATCCGGCATTGCTGCGTCCGGCGACGAGGTCGGAGTAGTTGAGACCATTCCAGTCAGTTCCGGAGAAACCGCCGTTCATGCGGTAGAGGACTTCGCTTGGATCAAGCAAATCCGGGTGTTCGAACTCCGGCAGATCCACTCCTGACTGCTCGGCCCATATAGCGCGTAGCTGGCTGAAATAATCGTCAGCCAGCTGCGCGGACTGTCTCGAGTAGTCCTCGACCACATCGCGCATGAACAACGGGTTGGAGCGGTACTGCGCCTCGATAGCGTCAGCCGCTTCGTCTGCCAATGCATCAAGGTCGGCGACGTATCCCGCATAGGCTTGGTCAAGCAGCCGTTGAAGATCTCTCCTGTTCGTCTCCGGTATGTTCAGGCTGTTGAGTTCCATCCTGAACCTCCTCGCCGCCGGCCGATGCCAGGCGAGCCTTTAGCTGATCGATCTGTTCCTTAGCGCGCTGGCGTTGCTGGTCGGCGCGTAAGCGGGTGATTTCCTCACGGCTCAGGCCGAGTCGTTCGAGTCCGACGTCGGAGTCGGCGTAGCCGGTGACCTTGTCGGCGATCTTCGTGAACGCGTCGGCGCGCGCCGCGTCGGAGATCTCCTTCGTGGGGGCCCATACCGGGTGTACGTCGCGCATGGAGTCGGGTATCGAGTTCGTGCCTTCGCGCAGTGCCACGGCGATGCCCATGGCGCGTTTGAGTTCGCGTCCGAAGGCCACGTTCTGCTTGTCGGCGATGCGGGTCAGGCGTCGTTCCGCTGATGCCATCGCCTCGGCACTGGTCGGATTGTCCAGTGTGATGCCCAGGTAGTCGACCGGCACGCGGGTCTGCGAGGCGACGAGCATGGCCATGGTCTTGAGCATGTCCGAATGGGGTGCCATGGACGCCTGCTGCACCTGCTGTAGTTGGGGCAGGTTGCCGTCCTCGTCGGCGCTGATGGCGTTGATCGCCTGGATGAGGCTCTTCCACGTGTTGCTGCTGAACGCGTCCTTGTTCGCGCCGATGAACCAGAGTTTGGGAACGGAGTAGAATTCGGCCGATGCCTCCATGCGGACCATGGTGCGGAATCCGGCGTCCACGAGGCTCATGAGCGAACGGCTGATGCGGCTGTGGCCGAACGGGCGGTCCATCTGCCTGTCGTAGGCGAGCGCGACGACCGTCGGCTGGTCGAAGTTCGTTTCGATTTTCTCCGCGCGCCATGGCAGTGGGCGCCCTGAGCATTCGTAGACCTTGCCGGGGAGCCATACGTTGAACGAGCAGATCCGTCCGTCCTTGTCATCCTCGGTGATGGTCAGCGCGGCGGCCAGGCGGTGGTTGCGCCTGTCCCAGATTCCCGCGGACCAGTCGGCGGAACGGGGGATCATGCTGATCCGGTCCGGATTCTCCGGGTCTGCGGCGATGGTCAGGAAGCTGCATGAGTGCTTGTAAGCGGATACGATCAGTTCTGACGTGGCCACGTCCAATTGGTTGTCCTCGAACAGGTCGTTGACGCCCATCGTGTCGTCGCCGGATACGCTGAACCCTTCCAGGTCGCTCAGGTCGCTCAATGATCGGACGGCCAGTTCGGGCCATCCGATCATCGCCTCGACCTTGTTTTTGATCTGGTCGGGGATGGAGATTCCGAAGTCTTTGAATCGTTCCTTGCAGTCGTAGTAGGCTCCGCGGATCAGGTTGCGTGGGTATTTCTCACGCCACACGCGCAACAGTTCGTGGATGATGGGCATGTCCTCGTCGTCGACGCCGAGGATGGTGCCGACGTTTCCGCTTGCGGTGTCGAGGTAGCTGCTGCCGGTGAATTTCGGAGCGACACTTACCGTTGTGCCGTCGGCCATGTAGAACACCATCAGAACATCACCTCCTGTCGTCTTCCCGGATGTCGTTTCGTCGTGAACGCCCCATACAGGGCGAGAGTGGTGGACACGAGCGGCGTGATGTCGACATCACTGCCGAGCTTGTTCCAGGCGATCGCGCCGGACTGTCCCAATGGTCGCGTGGTCGCGCCCTTGACGGCGGCGGCCAGCTGCGGCTGGTATTCGTCCCGTGGATGCTTGAGCGTTCCGGCCTTGAGCATGTCGAGGAAGCGTCCGCACGCGCGGCCCATCTCCTGCATGTTCGTCACCGTGACCCTCACATGCGCCTTCTTCAGTTCGGGCAGCAGGCTCATAGCGGGCGACTGCGCGTCGATGACCACGCTGGCGGTCTTCGGCCAACGTTCGGCGAGCCAGTCCACGGCCCACATGGTTCCCGCCTGCCGTGCGTCCTTGATGTTCGCCATCTGGATGACGGCCGAACCGTCCGCGTACCGTAGCGCGGCTCCGATGGTCAGCACGCTCCTGTCCGGAGGCATGTCGATGCCGAAGCTCACTGTTCCCCCATCAGACACGTCGTCGATGGCCGCGGCCTGCCACAGGTCCGGGCTGATGGCGTACGCGGTGGCGGTCTCATCCCATATGCCAAGCGCCTCGCGACGGAACGAATCCTCGGCAAGGAGATTGCGCATGCGCAGTATCGCCTGTTCGCTGGTGCGTTTCGGATATGACGGGTTCGCTTTCGCCCACGCGGTCCGGTCGTCCAGGTCGCAATCGCGGTCCGCGCCGAGCTCCACGTAGAGCATGCCGTCCGAATTGCCGGACAACGCGGTCGAACGTTTCTCCTCGAAGGCTTCGCACTGGTCTCCCGGCTTCGGAGGGTTACCCATGAACACGATCAGCGGATTCGGGCTCGTGTTCACGATCGGAATCAGGTTATCCAACGCCTTGATGGTGAGGATCTGAGCCTCGTCGAACACCTCGATGTCTGCGGAGTGCAGGCCTCGGCCGAAGCCGTTCTCGCGGGCTCCGAACATGATGCGGCTGCCGTTGGTGAAACGGATCTCCTGCTGTCCGTTCGCTCGGCGCACGTTCCGCACGTATCTGGAAAGTTTCGGATTGCGGGTCAGGTCGCACATATCGGCGAATGTCTCGTCGGAGGTGCGCGTGTGGTGCGCGGTCCAAATGACCAATGTTCCGGCGCGCCCGGCGCACAGGATGAACATCGCGGTTCCGACGGTGAATGTCTTGCCGATCTGTCTGCAGCTGGACAGGACCGCGCCGCCGGACCCGCATGCGTACTTGCCGTCGGAGCGTTTGGCGAACAGCAGGTAGAGAAAGCCTTTCTGCCAGAGGTCGTAATGGATTCCGGCCTTGACCGCCGCGCTGTTGATCAGTTTGAAGTCACTCGACGTGACGCCTTCCGGCTGCACGAGCCGTTGGGCGATTTCAGACAATCGACGCTCCGACATCCTCCGCCACCTCCGTCACGTCATCGTTCATGTCGAACAGACTGCCGGATTCCTCGGCCATGCGCATCCGTTCGTCGAATTCTGCAAGCTTGCTGCTAATCGACGGCAACGCGTTGGCCGGTGTTGAGGGAGCATGCAGAGCCTCACGCAGTCTTCCGACGATTTCACGGAGCGTGTCCTCATGGGAACCGTCCATCATGCGTTCGAAGTTTCGTCTGTCGAGTTCCTGTTCCGGTTTTCTCTTCGCTTTAGCAGGCTTGCTTTTCCTTGTCCGAGCTGGATTGTTCTTTTTCCGACGATAATCCGCTTTCTGGCGGCAGGACTTGGAACAGTACTTCTGAGGCCGCCCATGGCCGGAAGGCTGGAATTCCTTGCCGCAGAGTTCGCACTTCATCGGCGTAATCCTCGCTTTCCGACCTTTCGTTGTTTCCCCTGTTTCCGACGTTTGAATCCGCGGGGAGAAATCGGCACTGCACCCGAGGTTGCCGCAGGGTGGCACACCCGGGGTCCCCGCCCTGGTATCGGGTCAGATGCCGAACGTTCTGAACGGCATCGAACTTGGTTTGATGGTCTGCTTGCCGGCCAGCAGCGCTCGTGCATGTTCGTCTGTCTTGTCGCTCTTGAACCTGTTGCAGATGCGGTGCGTGAGCCTGCAGTTAGTGAAGCTGTATGGATCACCGCCGCGTGAGACTGGTATGAGTTCGTCTACTTCGGCGCTCATCGGATGTGGTGTCTTCAATGTCTTGTCGACCGGCTTGCCGCAGATGGCGCACACATCGTATGCGGCCAACACTCTTTGCCTGAGCATGCGCCGCCGGTATCCGTTGCTGACCCGCTCGTTGCGTCGCTTGCCCATGGTCATTCCTTCGTATGAAGTCCTAGCATGGCCAACCACATGTCGACCAGGGATCCCGTCATCTGCGAATATCCCCTCCCGAGGTTATTCATGGAGCGCCTTCGGCGGGAGTCGAACCCGCGCATACACGCGGCCGCAAGGAAGAGGATCCGAAGATCTGCGACCGGTGCGATCTGCCACTGATTCCTACGAAGGCATGGACAGGCGGTTTGAGCATCACCGCATCACATAAGCGCGGGATTGGCCTGCCTGCCGCTGTTAGTGTATGCCCACTCTGACGTGAGTGGGCGGAGCGTGTCCGATATGCCGTTCGGACAGGACGGTGTTACGTAGCCCAAGGAGTTAGGAGAATCCATGGCGGATATGAAAAGGGTCCAAACCAATTCACCTCGGTTTGAACCCTCTAATCCACTGACAATTGTGCGTTGCACTTTCGATTTTGTCAAATCGAGTCGCGTCGCACGACCTGTCCATGCACGTCGGAAAGCCTGTACAACGGCTGCCCCTTCACGTTTTCACCAACCGGTTGGAGCCTGCCGCGCTTGCGCCATGAGCGAATCGTGTTCGCGTTGCACTGGAATCCGCATTCGCGCAGCAGTTCCGCGCACTCACCAGCCGTGAACGCGCGTCCCGACCGGAGGCATTCCCTCAGGAACCCCAACCGCACATCCGCCACAAGGTAAGTGTTGCCGCACACGGGACATGCAACGCTTACCGCGCCGACCGCCGCTGTCAATTCGACTCCGCACAGCGGGTTCGGGCATCTTCCGATGCCATGTTTCGCAGGCGGCACGTCGATGATGTCCAGCGTCTTTCGAACCATCGACTCCCACTCATGGTAGAAGTCGGCGATGTCAGGCATGCGGCGCAGTCGAGGACTGCCAGCGCAGACACGCAGCATGTCCACCAGCGGCGGATGCACGCCATAGGTCGCCCAAGGCATGGCGGG